TATTGACTTTTACATTTGATTGTGTTATACTATACATTATGAATATATTTTTTATACACCCCGAACCTAAAATCTGTGCAGAAATGCACGTTAATTCACACTCAAGCAAGATGTGTATTGAATATGCACAATTGCTTTCTACTGCACACCGTGTCATTGATGGCGTAGAATACTATGGCAAGACTGCCAATAATCGCAATATCAAACGCTGGAAGTTACCAGATGAACGTGAGAATGAGTTGATGTTGGCATCTCATATCAATCATCCAAGCGCAATCTGGTGTCGCCAATCAAAAGAAAACTATCTCTGGTTATATTCACTATGGAAAGAATTACTTTCAGAATTTACCTATCGTTATGGTAAAGTCCATGCGTGTTCTCGTTTGTTAGATACCTTGAGTAAGGCGCCCAATAATATTTCAGATTTGCCATTTACTGAACCTACTCCTGCTATGCCTGACGAGTGTAAAATACCTGGTGATTCTCTTGCTTCGTATCGTAACTACTACAACCTAAATAAGGTTCACTTAGCAACTTGGCAAGGAAAAGTAAATGCAAGACCCGTACCTTCTTGGTTTACTCCTAATCAATCTTATAAATAATATTATGCCTACATACGACTTTAAAAATAAAGAAACTGGTGAAATCTCTGAACATAGAATGTCATATACTGTTCTTGACCAGTTTAAAAAAGATAATCCCCACTTAGAACAGTATCATTCTGCTGAAAATTTACCACGATTTGGTGACGGAATCAGAATGTCCACACCTGGAACTGGTCAACCAGATTCTACCTTTGAAAAATATGTTATTCAAAGAATGGCGGAAACAATACCAGGTAATACAATTAAAGCAACCAATAAAACTAAACGACCGAAAGAATTCTAACTAACCTTAAAGGAGCATTATGTCAATTAAAAGAGAAATGTCAAAAAAACAAAGACTCTATTATGAACATAACAATAAGGAAAAAGTATTACAAGAATTACAAGATAAAGCAAAAGAAACAAGAAATTACGAAGAAGTGATATTAACATCACCATTTGACCCACACAGGAATTCGTTTTATAACTGATGATTAATGATATATTATGTATTGATAATGTTTTTGACGAACCTAAAAAAATTGTTGAATTGGCCAAAAAACAAGAATACTACTCTTGCGAAGAAAATCCAACGTTAAAAAATACAAAAATAAGTTATAAAGGTAAAAGAACTAAACAATTATTTGAGTTGTTAGGTGATAAAGAATATTATGATTTGACTAGTAAAATAATTAAAAAAATATTTAAAGATGTTTCACAGACGGTGGTTAAATTACAACCTGTTTGTTTATTTCACTATCTAACAGAATCAGATGTGCCAGATAATTCTTGGTATCACCGAGATACTTCTTTATATTCTGGTGTAATATATTTGAGTGAAAATTTTACTGATAGATTTAATAATCACGGTACAATAATAGTAAAAAACCAAGAAAGATTACACATAAGAAATGAATTTAATAAATTGGTTTTATATCGTGGAGATTATTTGCATTCTGCCAACTTTGGTTTCGGAAAAACAATTGATGATGCTAGATTAACATTGAATTTTTTTATCAATGAGATTAATATAGATTTAAAAAATGAAAATAAAGTAAAAGAAAAACACTATGAATACGAAAATTAAAAAATATGTCTAACTGTATTATAATCACCGGCGGAACTTGGAATAAAGATGACTGGAGTAAACTACAACGTAATGTTGGGTCTTACCGAATTGCATCTGCATTACAGGATTCCGGTTATTCAACTTTTGTTTTTGACTACATCATAAATTTTTCCTATGATGAAATTATTGAAGTTTTAGATAAACATTTAGGTGATGATACGATATGGGTTGGTTTCTCGTCAACCTTTTTCTGGTTTCCAGAACACGGAGCAACATCAGGAAATGGCGATATCTTAAAATTAAAAGAGATGTGGTGGACATATGATGATGATGCCAAAAAAATCATAAACTACATTAAAAGTAAATCCAAAGCCAAAATTCTATATGGCGGAACAAAATCTGAATTTTTTGTTGGTAAAGATCCGGACATTGATTACTATGTATTGGGATTAGCTGATACCGCAGTTATAAATTTAACAAAACACATTGAAACTAATGATATAACATATCTTGATCCTCATCATGAAATATTAAATTATGACGATGGTAGAAAAGGTTATTTCATAGACGCTATGAAATATCCTCAAGCAGAAATGGATAACATTAGAACGCATTGGTGGAAAAAAGAATTTAATATTTTACCAAAAGAAGCTCTATCATTAGAGTTCGCTCGTGGTTGTATATTTAAATGTAAATTCTGCACTTACCCACTCTTAGGTAAAGCAAAAGGTTCTTATCTAAGACAAGCAAAAGAAATTCGTGATGATATGATATTAAATTATGAAGCATACGGCACAACGGATTACTTTATTACAGATGATACAGTCAATGATGATAATGACAAACTAGAAGAATTACATAAACAATTTCAAACACTACCATTCAAACCAAAAATAACTGGATTTTTTAGACTGGATTTAATAAATAAACACCGACATCAAGCTGAGTTGTTAGTTGAAATGGGTTTAGTTGGTGTTTTCTTTGGTATAGAAACATTACATCCAAAAAGTGCTATTTCTATAGGTAAAGGATTACATCCTAATAAAGTTAAAGATTGCTTGAATTGGTTACATGATGGTCCATGGAAGAGAAAAGTTAACATTGGTGGTGGTATAATACTTGGTTTACCACACGACACCTTTGAATATTTTGATGAGATAAATGAATGGGCAGCGGATAAATATTGTCCTATGGATCATGTGCAATTTTATCCTTTACATTTAAATGATATGAGTAAAAAGGATAAACCTGGTCTCTATGTTTCAGAATTTAACTTGCATCCAGAAATATATGGCTATAAATTTCCAGGTGAAGATAATTATATGCGTTGGGAATTGCCAGAACAAGGTTTAAGTTATACATTATGTAATGAAATTTCAAAAGAGTTTAACAAAAATAGAGCTTTATATAATAAAGTCTCTGGTTTTGAGATACCAAAATGGCTAAATTTAGGTATACCAATGGATGATTTATATGATTTGCCTGCATGGAAACTTATAGAAAAATATAATGTAAGTGATTTAAATAAAAAACGATTAAACGAGTATAAGAAAATGCTCGGTGTATCAAATATAAAATAAGGAAAGAAAAATGACTTTACCTTCCAGTGGTATAATAGGATTTTCTGATATAGAAAATGAAGTTGGTATAGCCGTAGGCACAGCTTTAGATATGTCTTGGGTCAGAAGCAATTCAAAAGGAAACATTACTAATATGGATTCTTTACATGGTCTTGCTTGGTATCAAAGAAATGTAGACGGAAACTGCGATAATGGAAATTGTCCAAATAACTGTAACTGTGGTAATGTAAATTGTGGTAATTGTATCATTACAGGCGGAGTAAATTGCGCAAATTGTGATGGCCAAGCTTACTTGCAAGGAAATTGTAACTGTGCTTGTGCATATAATTGCACAACAGCAGAAACCTCCTATAATTGTAATTGTGCTTGTTCTTGGATTTGCGCTTGTGCCTGTTCAGATAAGAGTTTAAAAGAAGATGTCACAAATATTACAGGTGCATTAGAATCGGTCAGACAATTACAAGGCGTTTATTATAAATGGAACAATTCCGCAGGAAGTTACGGTAAAGTTCCAGGTAAAGAAACGATGGGTGTTATAGCAAACGATACACAAAAAATTGTTCCTCAGGTTGTAGGAAATTATAAAGATGTATTAACCGTGGATTATGAATCTATGAATGCATTATTGTTAGAAGCGATTAAAGAATTAGATTTTAAAATTGAAAGTTTAAGAAAGGTTTAATATGAATTTTTATGTTGCAGCTGCCAAATCTGGCGACCCGAGTGATATACAATATTTTTCTTATGACAATGAAAAAAATATTTTGTCTAGAAAAGATGGTTTTGTTTTTGAATATTCCGAAATCAGTAAAAATGAAATAGAACCAGCAAAAATATTTGATAAAAACAATCCATTAAAAAAATCAAAATTAGTAACATTTTTAAAGATTCAGTTAGGTTTATCATGTAACTATTCCTGTGACTATTGTTCACAAAAATTTGTTGAACGTGCAGAAGAAACGACATCAAAAGATATTGATAATTTTCTAAAAATGTTAGATAGTTTGGAATTTGATGAAGAATCTGGATTAAAAATAGAATTTTGGGGCGGTGAGCCTCTAGTTTATTGGAAAACATTACGTCCATTAGCAGAGGCGATAAAAGAAAAATTCTACAATTGGAGTAAACCACCACTTTTCTCAATGATAACCAATGGTTCTATCTTAACAAAAGAAATGTGTGCATGGTTATACTATATGGGATTTAGTGTCTCTATAAGTCATGATGGACCAGGACAATCCGTTCGTGGTCCTGATCCATTTGATGACCCAAAACAAAAGAAAATCATATTAGACTTTTATAAAACTATGAGTAAAAATTATCGTTTTAGTTTTAATGCTATGTTAAACAATAAAAATAAAAGTAGAAAAAAAATATATGAATGGTTTGTTGATTTAACCGGAGACCCCGGTGTTGCCTTGGGAGAAGGCGGTATTGTTGATGCATATGATGAAGATGGTTTAGGAAATTCATTAAGCACAAAGCAGGATCATTTTGATTATCGTAGGCAAAATTTTAATGATATTTTTGAAACTCAAGGTCAAATAGGATTTAGACAACAATTAGGAAAAATTGACGGGTTTACTCAGTCTATATTGACACACTCACATTCCGATACTCTAGGACAAAAATGTGGTATGGATGATGAACATACCGTAGCAATTGATTTGCGAGGAAATGTCATAACTTGTCAGAATGTTAGTTCCGTTGAAATTGGTATGAATGGTGAGAACCATTTAAGTGGCCATGTGACTGATATGGATAATGTTTCAATTAAAACAGCAACGCATTGGAAAAATAGAAAAGAGTGTTCTTCTTGTCCGGTAGTGCATCTGTGTAAAGGCTCTTGTATGTTCTTGGAAGGAAAATATTGGGAAGCTTCTTGCGATAATGCCTATTCGGATAATATAGTTATGTTTGCACTTTCATTTGAAAAGATTACAGGTTATATACCTTTTTTAATAAAATCCGAAAATTTACCACTAGAAAGACAAGATATTTGGGGTAATGTTTTCAAACATGAAGAAAAGAAAAAACAAAAGATTATACCAATTAAAGTTGTAACAGAAAAGAAATTAAAAATTGATGATGTTGAAGTTTATGCAAAAAGTGTTATAATGGAATAAAAAATGAATACACAACAAATTTTAGAATTGATTAAATCGCACCCAGCTTGTGTTTCTGTTGAAACGTATAACGTTCCTAATTTTTTACAAAACCAAATTACAGATAATGATATAATTTTATTTGATATTATTTTTCAAAAAAATGAAATAAAAAGAAAAATTATAATTTTATTAAATTTAGATTACATAAAAAATATAGATTTAAATATATCTAATGTTGACCATTTAGTTGATGATTTAACTTTTTGTGATAAAGGATCATCATGTTTTGATGATGGTTGTGATATTTGTATTGATGGTGGGCCAGGGTCATACGGCAATATATCTCAAAATATGGGAGAACCACCCACCTACTACATAGAACCTACTCAATCGCTAGCTATTAGGTTAAAATCTTTTGAAGTTCCTGAGGTTGAGATAACGGAAGAATTGCAAGAGTTAATAAACCGCATACTACAAGTTCAATATATTACTGGCGTATCAATAGAAAATGTTCGCCATACACGAATAACTGAGAAACTTAACCGTGACGATGGAGTAGTTCTAATATTAGATAGACCGGACCACCACACAAAAATTAATATTTTTTACCCATTAAGTGTTCTACAAAATGTAGATAATCATAACTCAATTATTGAAAATATAATTTTTGTAGTAGACACACATAAAAATATAGTGTTTTAAAATTAATATGAAAAGTGAAATATGTTTAATTATTGCACCCCTAAAGAATTAGTAGACCTTCAATCGGAAACTTTTCCTGATGGTAAGCGTTTCTATACCTTGCCTGATGGTTCTAAGTTACCCTCAATTACCACAATACTCTCAGCACAAAGCAAAGCTGGTATTGCTGCTTGGCGTAAGAGAGTAGGTGAAGTAGAAGCAAATAGGGTGTCATCCAAAGCATCTGGACGAGGCACCAGAGTGCATAATCTATGTGAAGATTTCATACAGAACAAAGCACTTAGAGAATCAATGCCTGACGCTTTGGAGATGTTTAGAACAATTAAACCTGTTCTACAAGAGAGAGTGAATAACATCCATTATGTTGAACAATCTTTCTATTCTACCAAAATAGGTTCAGCAGGTCGTTCTGATTTAATTGCTGAATTTGATGGTGAATTGTCCGTTATGGACTACAAAACGTCATCAAAAATCAAACTAAGGAATAATATTCTTTCTTATTTCTGGCAATCAACCTTCTATGCTCTTGCTTATGAAGAATTAGTTGGTACACCAATCAATCAAATTGTTATCATTATGGCAGTTGAAAATGAAAAACAACCATTAATCTTCATTGAAAAAGTGGAAGACCACATACAAGGCCTTGTGAAAGCTATCCAATTCTATAAAAATACCATATAAATTGCTTGACAAGTGATAAATAAACCTCTATAATAGAATTTTACTGGAGGTCATTATGAAAGTTAAGAAATTAATCAAAAAGATGTATAAGGCTTGTATTGAGCATAACAAAGAGAAAGAAAAGAAACTTTGGTTCAAAGCTATTAAGAAGTCTTTAAAAGGCAAGAAAACCGAAGCGATTAAGTAATTCGTAAGAATCGGCAATGCGGAAGCCGTTAGGGTTGAGGACACTCGGCCGAAGAAGCACCAAAAAAGAAAGGAGTTTGAATGTTTATCGCAAATAAACTTAAAACCACAGCAGTAATTTTATTAACAAGTAGTTTAACATTTTCAACATTACCTTCAGCAGAAGTTACACAAGAGGATAATATTGAACAGGTAGTAAAAAATGAAGTAAATTCAAAAGATTTAAGTTGTCTATCAAGAGCAATATATTATGAAGCCTCAGGTGAACCAAGAGCAGGCAAAATCGCTGTAGCAAATGTAGTGATAAATCGCCTCAATGACCCAAGATTTCCAAAAACAATATGTGAAGTTGTCTATCAAAAGTCAATTGTTAATGGATTTTTTATTTACCAATTCTCATGGGCAGCATTTAAAGAGTTGGTACAACCAAATAATAATGCTTGGAAGGAATCACAAGATATTGCTCTAGAAGTGTTGACAAAAGGTCAACCTGATGATATAGTTAGAAGAACTAATGCAATGTATTTTCATAGCATTGATGTAAATCCAGGTTGGAGATTACGAAAAGTTATTCAAATAGGAAGACACATTTTTTACAGCAACATCTGAAAGAACTTATGCCAACATTTAAAATAAAAGAATACGCTAACAGTAGTATTATGTTGGTAAGGACACACGAAACAGGTGGGAAACCACCTGAGTGGTCTCAATGTATTACGATGGAAAAAGATGAATTGGATTATTTAATTATCACATTGGAGAATTACCGTGGCGAGCAAAGAAGAACAGATAGACTTCAGTAATTTTATTGAAAAACTAGCATTGGATGAAAATTTAGCATTGATGGATGCTATCTGTCATCATTGCAAAGTCACAGGGCTTGAAATAGAAGTGGCTGCTACTTTAATTAGTGCACCACTTAAAGCTAAAATTAAAATAGAAGCAGAAGAACTTAATTTGTTAAAGAAAGTATCTCGTTTACCTATATGACAGATTCAACAGGATTTGAAGCGTATGCTTTATGGAATGCTTTAAAGTTACATTTCACCAGCGATAGTTATGATTATATTAAGTATCATGGTAAAACAAATGTATCAAAGCAATCTTTCATGCAGAATAAATTTAGATGGCACTTCAGTAAACTGTCTCGTAAATATAATGTAGAAGAATTAAAAGACTTTTATATTTCTAATTTTATAGAAGGTAAAGGCGAATACGTTATGGCCTTATTACAAGATGGTCCTGAGAATTATGCTAAATGGAAAAAGCGTATGCAGTCATTATCATACAACTTTGCAAACGATACTGAATTTTTATTGAGTGCGTATGAAGATGACCGTGAAGCGCCATTTAAAGTATTCTTTGGTCAACATCCAGATTTATTAGGTTTGATGTTAAGAGGTAAGATTACATTAGAAACTGTTTGTATATTAGATGATATACTGAACTTTACACAAAGATGGAATAAAGAAATTGTTGATGATGTAATTTGGCCATCTCACTATAGGTTAATTCATAAATATAAACCGCTGATACAATACGATAAACAAAAATTTAAACAAACACTAAAAGAAAAGATAAAGTCATATGCATAAACCTAAAATAGAATGTATCTACTTAGATATGGATGGCGTGATTGCAGACTTTGTAAAACGATATGAAGAATTGTTTGGTATGAGTCCAAACAAAGCAGAAAAAGATAAACGTTTCAATAAACTCTTTGATATGTTTATACAAGATAATAATTTTGCTACATTAGATTTAATGTCAGGTGCAATGGAAGGTATTGAATTTCTCCGTAAATCAAATGTGCCAACGCAAATGCTTACCTCTACTGCCAACGAAAGAAGGCATGAAGAAATAATGAAACAAAAAAGTATTTGGTTACAAAGTCACGGAATCACATTTAATCCTATTTTTGTTCCAGGTAAACACTTGAAACAAAATTATGCCACACCACAACGTATACTTATTGATGACACCAGCTCAAATATTACTGATTGGAAAAAAGCAGGTGGTATTGGTATACTTCACTTAGATTGGGCGACAACCTTAACTATTTTGCGTATGTATGTTTGACAAACGCCTAAATATATGATATACTAGCAGTTGATTATGAGAAGTAACTTGACATATTCCGTTTATACACCGTTAATAAGGAGCATTACATGAGTTTTGAAAATCTAAAACGCCAATCAGGCAACCTTGATAAGCTAACAAAAGCAATTGAGGCACTCAACACAACATCAGAAGGTTCAGACAAATCCGATAATTTTTGGAAATGTGAGACCGACAAATCAGGCAATGGCCAAGCAGTCATTCGTTTTCTTCCAGCACCAGCAGATGATGGTGACGATGGACTTCCGTGGGTAAAAGTATTCTCACATGGATTTCAAGGACCTGGTGGTTGGTTAATTGATAATTGTTTAACAACAAAGAATCAAACTTGTCCTGTATGTGAGCATAATTCTACATTATGGAATTCAGGTATTGAAGCAAACAAAGAAATCGTCCGTAAACAAAAACGTAAATTAAATTACATTGCGAACATTTATGTTGTTGCTGACCCTAAGAATCCAGAAAATGAAGGCAAAGTATTTCTGTATAAGTTCGGCAAGAAAATCTTTGATAAGATTACAGAAGCAATGAATCCAGCATTTGAAGATGAAACAGCAATTAATCCATTTGATTTATGGAAAGGCGCTAACTTCAAGTTAAAGATTCGTAAAGTAGAAGGTTATCAGAATTATGATAAGTCAGAATTTGATTCTCCATCTCCTTTGGCTGCTGACGATAAGTTAGAAGCAATCTATAAGAAAGAGTATTCTTTAACCGAGATGGTTGGTGATAAAGAGTTTAAGTCTTATGATGTATTGAAAGCTCGTCTTGACAAAGTATTAGGTTTAAATGGTGAAGTACCTACACCTAAGACTACTGTAGAGCAAATCAAAGAAGAAGTAAAGAAAGCACCTAAGGTTGTTAAAGAAGAAGTTCCTTTTGACACCGATGTTGAAGATGATGACTTAGCATACTTCGCTAAGTTAGCTGAAGAAGATTAATACTTCTAAATAGTTTTGATACACCCGCCATGCCTCTCAACGATGCACACTTTGGCGGGTTTTTTATACCATCCTTAAATTCTGTCTGATAGTTTTCTCAAAAGAACTTTCATACTCTCTCACAGCAACCAATTGTTCTACCATTAATCCATCATTATTATTATTAATGATGTTTATCTTCTTTGAATTATCAGCAATTATTGCACTACCTGTTGAACCGGTTTGAGATACTCTATTATCAACATATTCATTATTTACGCTTTGCATTTTAGTTGACAATGAATTAACATTTGGTTGTAACGAAGCAGTTTGCATTGAATTATTAATTGTTGTTGCAACTTTTTTTACTTCATTTTCTGATTCTGAACTTTTGTTTTCTTTTGAAATTTTTTCTGGCTCAACAACAGGAGAAACTGGTTTTGATGGAGCTTGCCTTGTCATTTTTGAAAAATCATCTTCAGACAAATTTGAATTTTTTAATAATTTGTTAAACTCTTCCTTATTATCAATTATACCTGAATGTAATACTTCTCTTGCTTGTTCTGGCGTTTCTATTTTTTTAATTTTTCTCGCATTTTTTGTTCTTGTTCCTTTAGGAACATATTCCAATACTCCTGATTTTTCATTTTGTGGATTATCTAAGAATTCTTTAATATCTTTATCGCTTTTGCCAGTCTCATCAATTAAACCGGATTTATCTTTTTGATATCTTTCTTTAACTTCACCATAACGCATTTTTGTGGTTTGGTTATCTATCACAGCTTGGTCATTTTTCGGTGCATTTGGATCTTTTGATGATTCAAACAATTTAGCTAAGCCGTATGCCGTTAATCCAATACCTGCAATTCCAGCGGCATATGGAAATAATCTAGTCATTCCCGTAACCAAAGTTCTCATACCTAATTTTGAACCTATTGAAGCAATACCTTCGCCTAATCCTTCGGTTATTTTATAAATTTGTTGTCCTTCTTCGGACATATCTCTAGGATTTAATTTGCCGGATTTATTCTTTTTTACTTCTTTAAGGGTGGAATTTAATTTTCCACCTTTTGTTTTCATGCCGGTGATTGCTTCAATTAATTCTTGATTCCACTTATCTTTTTCTTTTTCTTTTTGTTTTTTAAAATTGTTTTCTAATTGACGATGTTTTTTATCGTCATCAAAACTTTTCTTGATAAGATTATACATTTTAGCAAGAACATCTGATAGACTATCTTTATTTTTTAAATCAGAAACCCGACCAGAAGAAACTTTCGTTGACGTTGCATCTTCAATTTTTTTCAAACTATTAGGATTAATTTTGGTTGAAACAGGAGAAGCACTTCTTTTTTTACTCTTAGTACCTGTAAAATATTCCATATCTTCTTTGCTTCTTCCAGTAATTTTACCAAGCAAAGCTGCACCTACATTTCCTGTTAATTTACGAGCAACATTCAAAGGATCCAATCTTTCTTTTAATCCGGTTAATTTTGCCTTCACACTTTCAGATATTCCTTCTTTAATAGAATCACCAATATTTCCACCAGAAATAATTTTGCCTGCAATTAAATTTCTTAATCCACGTTCTCTTATTTTTGAAGCTTGTTGATAAGACATACCTTGATTTTTTTCTTCAGGTTCGTCAAATACTTTAGGTGATTCTGGAATAGTTTCCTTTTCATTTGGACGACCTAATTCAGCAAACTCTTTTCTACTTGCAGGTCTTCCATAGGCACCTTTTTTACCTAGAATGTACCAGTAACCTTTACCCTTGTATGTTGTTGGATCCCATACAAAGATTTCATTGCGGAGTTTTTTAGTTATTGTTTTCATTTAAAAGGTTACTTTCATGAATGGAGGCAAATCATCTTTTGTAGAAGCAATCAATATTCTAGGATCACTTTTTTTACCAATTTGTGTTGTAGTAGAAGAATTATTAACAAAAGAAACTGGTTTAACATTATCTTTCAATTGTTGATTTTCTTTTGTTTTATCGTTTAACATACTGCCATTATTATTTGAAGCTTGTTGGCTTGATTTATTTTTTTGTAAATCAGCAAGAATAGTAGGTAAAACTTTTTGTGGCATCGCTGCGTGTTCTGTCATGGTTGCTGGACCATTAATAGGTATAAATTGAATGTTGCCTTGAGAAGTTAATTTTCCTTGCAAACCATATTCTTTTAAATACGGCCAATTTGGATTATACCAAACAATAAACTTATCAACATTTTTAGGAGGATTATCTAATAACATTTTTAAAGAATCGCCATAAGGGTCTACAAGATATGCAGTTGAAAATTTAACATTTTTATTTTTATTTGCAAAATCTAAAACTGATTTACCACCTAAACTAAAACCATATAATGGTGAACCATCTTTTGCTAAAGAAGATGGTGCTGAGAATGAATTAAATGCTTTTGCTTTGAATCCAGCCTCATTTAGAGCACCAGCGGATGTATCAACGCCTTTACTTGTTCCCGATTCAGGATTTAAACCTCTAAACATAACAAAATCGGTAGAAGTATTCATATTGTTAGCTTCAACTTTAGTCGCCTTATCTGTAACGGTACCCTCTAATTCTTTTATTTTATTTCTAATATCTTGTTGTAATTTATTGGGGTCTTTTGGATGTATTTGGTCCTTACCAGGTTCAAAACTAACTGTAGAATCTCTATTCTCATTAGCAAAAGCTTCTACAATTTTTCTTGCACCAGAAATATTTTTTCCATCAGGCATTGTGTTGGCAGGCAATACCCAAATATATTTCTTTGCGTTGGTAACTTTTCTTAATTCAGCCAAATCATTTTTTAAATTAGTTAAATTACCCCAATCGTTTGAGCCGGCACTAATAACAGCAATATCCGAATTAGTTACATCACCTTGATTTTTACTAGTACCCGCCATACCCTTTTTACTAAGGTCTGATGTTGTTTTAGTTTTAACTGCCGAAATAATTTCTTTTGTGGATAGACCTACAGTTGCTTGCGTTTTTGCTTCTTCACCCAATTTGGTTTTACCTACACCATAAGCAATACTATCACCAGCAATAGCTAATTTTTGATTTGACTGAACATTTGCAGTTTCGTTTGAAACTTTTTTATATTGCGGTTCTTCCATGTTTTCACCTTTATTCACCATAGATTGAACTTCGGCATAATATTGATTTCTATATTCATTATGTTTTGCATACACCGGATCGGTTCTTCTCCATTTTATATACTTATCACCTAAAACTACTGCAGCATCATCACGGGAAATATCCGGTTTATCTAAAAACTCACGTTTAACTGATTCAAAACCTTTTGATTGCATTTCACTACGAATAAATTCAGCCTGAGCATCCAAAGAAGCTTGTGACCTTTGAAAAACTTCTTTACCATCTTTCATTTCAGTCAATCCACGGGCGGCCATAAATTTTCTTAAATTTTTGTTTCTTCCTTCAGCAAAACTAAATATTCCAACATTTTCTCTACCTTTTGCTTGTTCTGCTTGTTCCGGATGTGTGCCAAACATAATTTCTGGTCGGAAACCATTTTCTCTTCCCACTTCAGCTGTCAAGGCTAGTGCCTGATTTTTACTAAAACCTGCTCGGGCAAAAGAATTAAAAACTCTTTTTTGAACTTCACTCCTTTTTTTAAATTCATCGTTTTTATTTTCTTTAAAAGTATTTGTTTTTTGTGAAAATATGTCACCACCAACTACAGCTGCACCGACAACAGCAGCTGCCGTACCTGCATCTTTAATAACTGAACCAATTTGACTAATTAATCCTGGTTTCATATCTTCTTTAGAAACATTCAGTTTTTTTGAACCAGTAATACGTTTTTTTGGTTTATTTTTTTCTTTATTAATTTTATCAAGGGTAGATACTAAATCTTTGTGACGCCTTGCATCTTCATTATGAATTTCTTTTTCAAAATTACGAGATAACTCCATCTGCAATTTTTTTTCATCAATATTTTTTTTGTAGAGGCTGAATAGTTTTGCAGCAACATTAGAAACACTATCGCCCTTTTTTACTGATTGTTTTCCTACGACAGTAGTATAAAAATTGGTATCAACATTACCTAATTTTTTTGTGGATTTTATGGATTGCGGAGAAGATTTTTGTTTAATTGATTTTTTTATACCAGAAAAATATTGCATCTCATCTTGGGTTCTATTTGTCAATTTACCAACAACGGCAACGCCTAAAGTTCCGGCAAGCATTTTACTGATGTTTAATGGGTCAAATTTTTCTTTGAACCCCATAATGCTTGATTGTGTTGTTTTTGAAATTGTACGTTTTACACTATCACCTTGTATTAGGCTTTGTGTAATATTTTTAAGTAGACCAGTTTCTCTAAACTTTTTAGCTTCTTCTTTGGTAAGAGGTCGTTTTTCTTCAATCAACTTATCAAGTTGTTTTAGTTCTTTTTGAAGTTGTTCAAGTGTTTTTTGTGTCATCTACTATTTTGTCTTTGCTTAATTTTTTCATTTTCTTCTTCAATGTATTGTATAAGCATAGCAATGTAGATATCACGTTCCCACGGTATCATATTTTCAAGTTCTGACAAACTATATTTGTGATGCTGTATCAATGAAAAGTTTGTCGTGTAGTAATTCTTCAGATTGTCATGACGAAATGTTAAACGAAAAAAGAGTCTAGACCCTCCACATCAATTGTATGTTCAAAACCACACTTTTTACAGGTCATCTCTAATTTTTTATTTAATTTAGGAAGATGATTAAAAAATTCTTCAATTTTATTAAATTGTTCTTGATTGAGAGATTCAATAAAATCAACCAGTTCTTCTGGTGTTGTTTCATTAGCATAATAAAATTGTTGACCATCATAAATGTATTCAACAGAATCAACAATCATATCAAATGCCATATCTGTTACATTTTCAAATTTTGAAGCTCTTTGTAAAACAGAAAATTCTGGATATTTTAATTTCATAACAATTTGTGATGTTAATTGTATTTCATCTTTTATATCTTCATTCATATCAACTTTAATATCCAATAAATTGATTGAAGTTTCCATTAAATTGCCACAAGTTTTACCATCAACTTCGTTTTCACAACGGTATTTGTTTTCTACAACTTCACCTACAGAGCGAGCTCTTAGATTTAAAAAATAAAATTCAACATCAATAATAGGCAACTTATCAATATCAAGGTTTTCCGTCAATGTGCAATTATGTAACACTTGACGAATATTCTTTTCAATTGTTTCTTTGTCATCGGATTCCATTGCCATCATGAGATTGCGTTGTTCTTTGACGAGAAAAGGTCTAAAACGAATATGTTTTTTAGATAAAGGTAAATCAATTTCATAAACAGGTGTATCAATTCGGGGTAAAGCCATGATTAAATCTCCATTTTATATTAACGTATTAAAGGTGTAAAATTTGGACCAACTCGTCCAGGTGTTCTATTTAAATCTTGACCTTCAATTGAAATTTTAGATACGGATGCTCCAGGTGTCTTGTTTTCAATTTCAGTAGATTTTACAGTTTTTGTAACTTGACTAGGTTGAAGTGTATTTGTTCTCGTTGGTTCTGCGTTTAAATTTAACGAAGGTTCCCAATATGTATATGCAAAGACTACAGTTAGTTTATGATAACCTTCTGACGACCAATCTAAATCTAATTGATTGACTGTAATAGGATACGCATCAATCAACTCAATTGCATATGTAGCTTGATTTAATGAATTAAATTGTCTAATTGTTATAGAAGCCGTATATTGGTCTTTATACTGCATATTATAACTTGAAGAAGGTGAAATTTTTTCCATCCATGAATCAAAAAACTTTTTTTCTGACATATCACCAGAAACAATAAAGGTTAAAGACAAGTCATTAAATTGCACCTGATAAGGATATTTTTCAATTGGATTTGAACCAAATTTTTGTTCTAATGTTGAATATGTTTTACTTGGTAACTCCGCCGTTTCACATCTGTAGGTCAAAGAAGTGTTTAAAGGAGTTAATCCAACTAAATTTCTAGGCTCAATTGATACCTCAAACCTGCTAGGTTTTGCAACATCGTTTTTAAAACTACCTATAAAATCTACAATACTTTGTGGCATTTAATTCCTCTTGATTTCTTCTACCGAATCTTTCCACACTTCGGCTGGTTTGGCACCCTTAAACTGGTGTACCGGAAGCATAATTGCCGTATCCCATTCGTCTGGTTGAACGGCAAGTAACTTAGACTTAATATGTGGCGTCAAATATCGTTTAATACAAGGCCTGAACTCTCTAAGGCGCTTGGACGCAACTAAAATATCGTATGTAATTCTCATTCTCTTAATTTCATCGTCTTTACCTGGCACTGCGTAAGGCATTAATTTACCTATAAATGCCACTCGGTATTTAATAGGCAAATAATGCAAATTTAATCCTAAAAACCCATCTTGGTATTTTTCCAATGTTAATACCAACGGAAACTTATCATAATATGGCAAATCATCTTTACCTTTTGGGTCATAATAAAAGTAATATAACTGACCTAATTTAAATCTACCCGGTCTTAATTCTTCATCTTTAATCGTTTTTGCTATAACAGAAGGATTTCTTAAGGCTGCAATTTTGGTTAAAAGCCATTGGTACGCTTCTCTGGAAGACATTTGTAGTCCTTCAGTTTTTCTTTCTTGTGCCAGTTCCGTTAGTTTAGATGTCATAGGGTTATTTAGTTAGATACCTAAATCGTTTTCTGTAATAATCTTAAACTCCCAGCCATGGTCTTTACAATATTCGTCTGCGGCCTTCCACTTGGCTTGGTTTACAGCATATGTTTTAATTTCATTCTTATAATTTTCTGTAATTCGCTGTCTAGGTTTAGGCATTTGAGTCTGAGCGAAAGGTTTTATCTCTAAAACCATTGTTTTTGTTTGTCCCGTTGCCGTTTTGACTTGAACAATGATATCAGGAAAGTATCGGTGAGGTCGTTTATCAACAGGACTTAAATATGGAATATGAAATTCTTCTGAACCCCAACTAATCACATTTGGATTATTATCTAACCAAGAGAATACTTTTGCTTCCCACGAACTTCTATAGATGACATTATCGGGGTCACCTTTGTATTTTTGTCTATTTCTAACTTTATAAATGCCTTGATAGTATTTCATATTCTTCCTTTTTTCTTCATAAATACTATGTATATCAATCAACAAAGTAACTTAAATGCCGATACAAGAACCAATAGAAATAGAGATAACAGGTGTAAATAATAATACTAGAGGTCCATTATCTCCTTTGGAAATAGGAGGCTCTGGCGTAAGGCAGCATTTTTACCCACAAGAATTTTCAGGTAAAAATACAGCAAAAAACCAAAAAAGCCATAGTGTTCAATTTGTGATAAAGGATATCAATACAACAGGTAGTTTTGAAAATGAAGAAAATAATAATACGAATATTGTAGAATTACCAACGACTGCAAATTTTATTAACCAAGTTGGTGAAAAATTAAGCAGTGAAACAATTAAATCAATCGGTATTAGTTTAAAATCTGGTTTGAGATTGGCACCAAAAACTGATAAAGTTGTAGCATACATTACACTTTATATGCCAGACACACTTAATGCTACTTATAATGCAACGTATGATGAGATGAGTTTAACTTCCGATTTGGGTTCTTTAGTAACAACTTTAAGGTCAATTGATTCCGCCGTAGGAAATATAAAAGGAGGAGATTTTTCTAGTATACAAAGTTCACTCAGTAGCTTAGGTAACAGCATAGGAAAAGATCCTAACGCTCTACAAGCAATAGTTTCTGGTTTAGATGTTTTAGGACAGGGTATACCGGGAGTTGATAGTCAAAATTTAGCTACGCTTTTACAAAAAGCACAAGGTTTTGCTTTAAATCCACAATTACAAATGATTTATCGTGGCACAGCATTAAGAACTTTTCAATTGGTGTTTAATTTTACACCAAAAAATTCCGGCGAATCGCAACAAATAAATGATATTATTGATTGTTTTAGGTTTTTTTCAGCACCATCTTTGAGTAACAGTAACGTTAGCTCAAATAATAATCAAAATATGTTTTTAATTCCTCCATCAATTTTTGAGTTAAGTTTTAACATTAATGGTACCGAAAGTAGATATTTACCAAAATATGGAGATTGTATATTAGCAAGTGTAGATGTTAATCATAGCCCTAACGGATTAGCAGTATTTACAGATGGTTCTATGGTACAAACTCAATTAACCCTTTCATTTAAAGAATTGGATATTCTTACAAGAGATAAAATTTCCAAATCTTTCAAAGATGTCAAAGACGGAGCAAGATAATGTTATACTTTAATGAATTTCCAAAAGTATTAGGTTCAGACTATAATAGTAACGGCATAGTCATGACAAATATTATGGCCCGTGCTGAAATTATTCCTTCTTTATTAAAAAATCCTTTATTATTTTATTCATACGATATTAAAGAAAGTGACCGACCAGATACAATAGCACACAAATATTATGGTGATTCAAATCGTTATTGGATGGTTCTTTACGCAAATCAAATATTTGATCCTCAATGGGAATGGCCATTGACTTCAAATGAATTTAGTAATTATATTATAAAAAAATATAGTAACGATGCGGCAAATGCTTATAATATTTCAGCAAATACAAGCGTAGTACCTAGTGCATGGTACTCTACAGGTAGTGAAGCGCCTACTTGGTCCACTTTTTTAAATAATTATGGAATTTGGACAGGAGCAGCCAATAGTGTCACGACAAATACTTACCAAACAAATGTAAGTTTTCCTGTTAATGGAAATTATCAATTCAATCTATCTGTAGATAACTATGGTATATTATACTTAGATGGAAATTCTATATTGTCTACAGCAAACGGTGATGGATTTCAAACTGTAAATACTACTAGTGTATATGTTACGGCAGGTCCTCATACTGTAACCGTTACAGGAACCAATTATGGCGGACCTGCAGGTATTGCTACACAAATCATTAATCCCAACTCAACCGAATTATGGAATACTCTATCTGCTACGGCTAATACTTATGTTACAACAGGTAGTAATATAACCGACTCACAAGTTTTATCATACACACAATCTACGGTTTATCAATATATAAAAACAATCACAACAACAGATAGTGTAAGTAATGAAACGACAAGCAAAACGATTGTTATTGACCAAAATACTTTTAACAATACTTTACAAGGAACAACTGTAAATACTTTTGCTGATGGTTCTAGTGTAACACAAGTGGTAACAGTTACTCCTGTTAGCATTTATGATTATGAACTTCAACAAAACGAAGCAAAAAGAAATATTAATTTAATTAATAGAACATATGCAGACCAATTTGAACGAGATTTTTCTACAATAATGAGAAAATAATATGGCAGGTATAAAAAATTCTAAAGATTATTCATTAGAAACGTTAATAATTCATACATCCGTTGCATCTTTTGATTTAAAACTTTCTATGATTGAAATGTCATATGTTGAAGATTTATTTGCAAGTGTATGTTCAGGATATGTTTTAATTGCTGAAGCTTCAGGTTTTATAGAAACTTTGGCATTAAATGGAACAGAATATTTAAGAGTTCGTTTTAGTAAATTTGGTGACGATAATAGCGTAATAGATAAATTATTTCGTGTTTATAAAGTCAGCAAAAGAAAATTAGAAGGAACAATGTATAAAGAATCTTATATCATTAATTTTTGTTCCGATGAATTGTTATTATCTGAGCAATATAAAATTAGTAAAAGATATAAAAATGCTTTTATTTCTGATAACATCAATGACATACTTAAAAACTATCTACAAGTTCCCACAAAACGAATTGGTACGATTGAACAAACATACGGACAATATGATTTAATTATTCCAACATTAAAGCCATTTGATGCTATTAATTTTATGTTAAATTATGCAAGACCTACACCACAAAATCCAGGTGCTGATATGATGTTCTATGAAGATAAAAATGGATTTCAATTTAGGTCGTTACAAACATTAATGAAGTTGCCTATTTACCAAGCGTATTCATATAAACCAAAAAATTTAAATTCAAATAATTTAGAGTTTGATTTGTATAATGTAATATCATATGAAATATTAGATTCATTTGATACATTAAATGGAATTACTAGTGGTATTTTTGCCAATCAATTAATTTCAGCTAATCCAATAACAAGACAAAAAAAGACAACTAATTTTGACTATGCAGTTTATACACGACAATCAAAAAATTTAAATCGTTATCCTATTATAGATAATTCAACAAACCGTAAAGGTCACGGTATGAATGAGACATATCAAGCACAATTAAAAATGATATTCTCAAATTTTGATAGCAAAAGTTATAGTGCATTATCATCAATACCTGGAGCGGTAGGTAATGATATTTACGCAGAAACTTTTATACCTTACAGAACGGCACAGTTAGGTTTAGCTAATTATACTAGGGTCCGTATTGTAGTTCCAGGAGATTGCAATTTAACTATAGGTAGAGTAATTACTTTCAATTTAGGCACAAGACAAACAAATAGTCCTGAGCTTGATAAATATTACTCAGGAAACTATTTAATCACAGGTGTAAAACATATCATTGATTTAACAAGTTATCGCACTATCTTAGAGATTACAAAAGAAAGTAATCCTAAGCCTTATCCTAGTAATGATAACAATAATCCTAAATGGAAGGCAGCGGTTGCTGGTAATATATAATGTCAAAAGGAACAAATAATTTTAATTTTGCTGGACTTAATGGTTTTGTTTGGTGGATGGGTGAAATTGAAAACCGTGCAGATGCTGCTGGATTTAGTAGATATCAAGTTAGAATTTTTGGTTGGTACGGTGATGATATCAAAACAGATGATTTACCGTGGGCAATACCACTCTTTTCAATAAATACTTGCAAAACTTTTGAATCTGCTCCTATAGGTGAGTGGGTTATAGGTTTCTTTTTAGATGGCGAAGCAGGACAATTTCCTGTTATTTTAGGTGTAATGCCAGGTATTAAACAGTTACAGTCACAACTAAGCGAAATAAAAGCGCCAATATAAAATATAGCATAAGGACAAAAAATGGCAGGAATTAATGGAACAATATTAATTGATTTAAAACCGGCACCAGGTAACGCAGCCAAAATTATTGAACTAAATCCTCCATCCGCTAATAATGCTGGTGATAGATTTTTAGCAAATGTGTCCTCTATTGCACAAACCGCAAGAGGTTACATACAAGGCACTAGTATTGATATTGCTAATGCTCAAATTTTCCACGTTTGTGACCCAAAAGGTGTTGTTGCTGTAACTTTGGCAAATATTAATAAAACAATAGCAGAAACAATAGCAAAAACAATTAACAGTCTTGTTGCGTCTGTTATAGCAGATTCAACATTAGGACCAATATACAAAGCTGCAAAAGATTTGGTAAAAAAAGCATTATCATATCTCAAAACGATTAATAAAACTTTACAATATATTAATAAGGCAATTATAGAAACAAATAACCTTATTCTTTATGCTAAAGGCTTTATTGACTTAATTGCCACATTACCAGCAAAACTTGCACAAACTTTAGGACAATGTTTATCTGTGTTAAGAAATGCGTTAAAAACAGCACTTACAGTAAATTTAGGTGATATTGGTGGCGTAATTCAACAAACGCAACTTGCAATACAACAAACACAAACAGCAATTTCTGGTGTATCAACAACTGCACAAAATTTAAATACTGTAGCAAAATCTTTGTCAGATTTACCTAGCACACTATCATCAAATTTAAGTGGTGCTTCAGATACGTTAGCATCAAGTTTAAAAGGATTTACTGGTTCAACTACAAACTTATTAAGTTTTACTGCTAATAGTTCAAATTATGATGCACCATTTGTCGGTAGGAATGGAGTATAAATGCCTGATTTAATTTATCCTGGAGTTTGGACTTCATCATCAAATACGCAACTTGGTAAATATCCTTACATCAACGTAAAACAAACTGAAGCAGGTCACCAAGATATATCTGATGATACCCCAGGTAATGAATTTAGAAGATGGTCACATGGAATTTCAGGAACAAGTGAACAATGGAATAGAAATGGTGACAGAGAAGTAACTGTTCAAGGTAACAATTTTACAGTTATAGTAAAAGATAACTCTGTAATTGTTCAAGGAAATTGTGTTGTTGAAATCCACGGCAACTCAAGCCTTCATGTATATGGTGATGTTTATTCACAGATAGATGGTAATTTAAATGCTGTTGTTACAGGTGATTCTAGTGTATATTCAGGCGGAGAAACTGATATTACTTCAAATGATGATGTAAATATTACCTCAGCTTCAGGAGATATTCACATAAAAACACAAAATGACATTATTATGCAAGGAAGTTTACACGTTCATGGTGATATTACTTGTGAATCTTTATATTCTAGTGGCACAGTTATATCAAATAGTAGTATGTTGGCCGCAAAAGATATAACCTTTGGAGGTACATTATATGGACCAACGGCACAACTTGGAGTGATGAATGCTACGTTGATGACGGATACAATTAACACAGGTATTTTTAATGTTCATGTTCATCCAACAGGTAAACCTCCAATACCTAAATTCATGGGAATCTAATTATGGCATCAGTTAATAATGCTTCAGGTGTTTATACAACATTAGGATACAATTTTAGTGACCCCAATGGATATGTTACCAACTTATCCGATAGCACACAAACACATTTAAGTAATCAACCTGCATTTATTTCTTCTTGGCAAGCACAAGACATTGTTAGTGGGTTGGCATCAAATAATACAAACTATTATCAAAATCCAGTTAGTGATATTGTCAATAAATTAAAAACAAATGTAACCTTAATATCAACGGTAATTACTTCAAACGACGTAACTAGTTTATCTGACGTAGCAAATATTGCAAATTCTTTGATTATCACGACAACTTCATTTTTGAATCATACAAATAGAATTTCTGGTGTTACTGTTTTTAACGGAGATACTACTGTTCCTTATTATACTACAGCAATGTCATACGGTAAAACCGCAATGTATATTGTTAATCAAACCGATGGTATCAGTAATAATTCACCAATATTAGGAAGTTTTACGAGTTTATTAGTTACTCCTCAAATTAATGTCTATTCAAATATTGTAACGACCTCAGCAAATACAATTACATATAGCATTAGTGGTAGTTCAACATCATTAACCACAAATCAAATTAATAAAATTTATAGCGACTTATCAAATACAAATACTTTTTTAACAAATCAACAAAATTCTGATGTTACTTTTTTTACTAATTTACAAACAATGGTCAATAATTACAATAACGTAAGGCAATTCAGTAATTTAGGTGATACGGCTAATTATTTGTTGACAAATTTTATAGGAACTCCACATTTAGTAACAAATTTGAAAAATACTTCCTAAAATTCAAAATTTTGCGTTCCGGCCTAAAAATAATTTAACCGTTATCCAAGATTCCAAAAAGCGTTTTCAGTCCTAGGCTCTATAAATATACAAATGGCAAACTTACAAAAAATATACTCCGATTTGGATTTTACATTTAAAAAGACCCCTGTTACAAAGGACGTTGCTTTAAGTTATGATGACCAAGCGGTTATAAGGTCAGTAAGAAATCTTCTTTCAACTTCTTTTTATGAAAGATTATTTCAACCGGACGTTGGTTCAAATGTAAATACCATATTATTTGAACCTATTTCTGAATTAAATTCTTCTATTTTAGAGAGTGAAATACGAATTACGATAAGAAATTATGAGCCAAGAGTAACAATTAACACGATTGATATATCTATTTTGCCAGATGATAATTCATATTCTGCCACAATTAGTTTTTTTATAGGTAATAATACTACACCAACAGCAATTAATATGCTACTTCAAAGGTCAAGGTAATGGCATCAAATACACAAATACAAATTGCAGATTTAGATTTTTCTAGTATTAAATCTAATTTTATCAATTACTTACAAAAACAAGATACATTCAAAGACTACAATTTTACCGGTTCTGCCATGTCGGTCCTGTTGGATGTTCTTGCTTATAATACCCAATATAATGCTTATTATCTAAACATGGTTGCAAATGAAATGTTTTTAGATTCAGCATTACAAAGAAGTTCTGTGATTTCTAGTGCTAAGTTATTGAATTATGTACCAAAATCTGCCATTGCACCTACGGCCACCATATCTTTAACTTTAAATGGTGTTGCATCTTCTTCTTATACTATACCAAAATTTACAAATTTTATGTCAGAAGCAATTGATAGTGTAAATTATAATTTTGTTACTACAGAATCGGTAACTGTCAATACAATTAATAACACAGCAACATTTAATAATGTAACAATAAAACAAGGAATTCCTGTAACCTATACTTACACGGTTAACAGCACAACTAATCCAAAGTATACGTTTCAGTTGCCGGATGTTAATGTAGATACAACAACAATTCAAGTTACTGTTCAAAAAATTAGCACACAAACGGCAACAACTATTTTTAATCCTGCAACGAATTATTTAAATTTAAGTAGTACGGACGATGTATATTTCATAGAAGAATCACTTAATGGTTATTATAATGTTATTTTTGGAGACGGAATACTAGGTTCAAAATTAAATGATGGTGCTATCGTAATTATTTCTTATATTGTAACTGAAGGAAAAGCAGCCACTTATGCAAATAACTTTACCCTAATGAGTTCTTTAGGAGGATTTAATTCGTATACAATTACTCCTGTGATTAAAGCCTCATCAGGTGGCGATAAAGAAACTATTGATTCAATTAAATTTCAAGCACCAAAATCATATGCTGCACAAAATAGAGCAGTTACCAAAAATGATTATATTACAGCAATTCAACAAAATAGCTTAGGATTTTCTTTTGATGCAGTAAACGTTTGGGGCGGAGAACAAAATGATCCTCCTGTTTATGGACAAGTTTTTATTTGTTTAAAACCTTCAGGCGGATACACATTAAGTAACGCACAAAAACAAAAATTAATTGGTGAAGTTATTAGTCCTCTTTCTGTTTTGACTATTGAACCTACAATTATTACACCAGATTATACTTTTTTAAATTTTGATACGACCGTCTATTATAATCCGTCTAAAACTACTTTAACTGCATCACAATTAGAAGCAAATATTATAGCCACAATTAAACAATTTGCAAAAGATACATTAAATACTTTTAATTCTTCTTTTAACACATATAATTTTTTAACTTACATACAACAAGTTGACCCTTCCATCAATAACGTCAACTTTGATTTGACTTTGGAAAAAAGATTTTTTCCAGTATTGAATAGTTCTTCAAATTATAAATTATATTATAGTAGTGAATTACAAAGAGGTATTTTGAATAGTGGCGTTAGTAGTTCTCCTTCTTATAATCTATCAACAAGTAGCGGAACAACCAATGGAATTTATATTGAAGAAGTTCCACAAAATACATTTGGTATTGAAAGTATTTCAGTAAATAATCCAGGGTTTAGTTATCAATATACCCCGACAGTTAATATTATTGGTGATGGAAATGGAGCACTTGCGCATGCTGTCATCGTTAATGGAAGTATACAGAATATTGTTGTAGACTCAGCAGGTAATAATTACACACAAGCATATGCTACCGTTACTCCCCAAACAAATGATACGACAGGAACAGGGGCTGTTTTAACTGTAAACTTACAAGGAAGATATGGAACATTGCGTAGTTATTTTAATTCAGCAAATACAGTAAAGACTATTATCAACTCAAATGTTGGCCAAATTGATTATAGTAAAGGTATAATTATTTTAAATAATTTTGGTGTTTCTGGTGTTGATAATTATCTAGGAATACTTTCCATTAAATCAAAACCAGTTTCTACAGCAATTAGTTCCACATATAATAGAATTATAACATTAGATGAAAATGATGTAAATGCTATTAAAGTTCATTTAATTGCTCAAAGTTCATGACAGATAATAAAACTTCCGTATTAATAAAATCACAGATTCCTGAATTTATTCGGGATAATCCTGATTATGATAATTTTGTTTTATTTCTTGAGGCATACTATGAATGGTTAGAGCAGACAAATAATGTTCTAGATTATAGTAAAAATATTTTAACATATAAAGATATTGATAATACAACAGATGAATTTCTTAATTATTTTTATAAAGAATTTTTATCTTATTTTCCTGATGAAATACTAGTAGATAAAGAAAAAGCTATACGTTTAGCGAGAGATTTGTATCAAACTAAAGGAACTACTGCATCTTTTAGATTATTTTTTAAGGTTGTTTTTAATGTAGATGTAGAATTTTTCTTTACAAAAGATTCAGTTTTGAAGACCTCATCAGGTAATTGGTATGTTGCTCAATACCTTTCTGCCATTACAACCGATTCAAGTTTTTTTACAGCTTTAACAAATAAAGGTAATTATAAAGTTTTAGGTTCAACATCAAAAGCGATTGCTGATATTGAAAATATTATTTTAGATGGCCCAAAAATTAGAATTTATGTTACCAATTTAATACGAGAATTTTCTTCAGGTGAAACAATATCAATTGTTGATTCTAGTTATAGACAAGTATATGTAACAAAATATGATAGTTTAAATAATCCGTATCAATTTGCTCTACAGACGACAATTTCAGGTTCAATTAATTCGGTTATAGTAGACCCATTGAGTCGTGGTTTATTATATCAGGTTGGTGACCCTGTTGTTTTTTATGGTGGATTAAAAAGTCCATTAACACAAAATTCTGCAATCGCAAAAGTAGCTACAGTAACTTCAGGTTCTTTACAATATCTGATTTTACTTGAACAGGGTTACGGATACCGTGCAACACCAAATACAATAATCAAATTTGATTTAAATGCTGGCGCTACAAGTCCTGTAGCAGAAGTTCCAAGTGTAGGCCTAAACACTTTTTATCCCGCAAACGTTATTTTTCTACCTTCCGATACTATTGGTAGTATAGCCGCAAACAATATTTACATTGGTAATACAACATTTAGTTCTGGTGCAAGGCCTATAGGTAATAGTGTTTATTATTTTGCAAATAATATAACAGCAAATGCAAATACAACTTTAGCGAATGCATTTAGTTTTAGTGCGTTTACAACTTATCCAATATCAGTTGTTAATCTTATTTCACCCGGTTCAAATATTTCTAAGATTAATTCGGTTAAAGCACAATCATTATACAATACAAAAAATGTAATATCTTCTGTAGAATATACAGGCGGTCAAGCAGATATAGAAAATATGGGTATGCTTGCTCCAATTGTGATTACTTCTGCTGGTGTAGGTTATACTAATAATGACATCATACAAATTGTTGGCGGTAATGGTTTTGGTGCATATGCAAACGTAAGGGTAAATAGTATAACGGGGGCTATTAATAGCGTTAATTACCAGTTTTCTCCTTCAGATACGGCTTTTTCACACCCATATCCTTTGGGTGGAATGGGTTATAAAAATATAAATTTACCTGTTGTTCAAATAAGTTCCGCAAATGTTAATGCTAGTGGAGCAATACTTACAATTCCTGGTGTATTAGGAACCGGTGCAAAATTCTCAACAATTACAAATTATGTTGGAGAAATAAGAACCATCAATGTTACATATCCAGGTGTTGATTATACTTCAAAAGCAAATGTTTCTTTACGAATTCAAGATATCATAGTTACAGGTTTGGTGCCTACAAATTTACCACAAAAAGGAGATATTGTATACCAAGGAGGTAATTACTACACATCTCAATATAAAGCTTTAGTAGATTCAATTACACTTGATAATTCAGTATATACATTAAGAGTCTATAATTATACTACAACTCCAGATTCAAGTTTACCTTTGCAAATATTTGGAAAAAATATTCCTATGAATATTGCAAGTAGTTATACGAGCGGTAGATATGTTAATGGTATTTTAACATACGGTGACGGTAACGCAAAAGCAAATGTTAAATTTGTTAGTTCTTTAACTAAATTGCCGGGAACTTATTTAGATAGTAAAGGTCAATTAAGTTCTTTTAGTGTTTTGCAAAGTAGTGTTTATAATAATTACACTTACGAACTTACTGTTCAAAAAGAAGTTTTTAAATATGCAAAACTATTAAAAGATTTAGTTCATCCTTCAGGAATGAATTTTTTAGGAAGATATCTTTTACAGTCAAGTAATAACATAAATTATATCGCTTCAGAAGCTTTGTATCAAGGACAAACTTTAACTTATTATACTGGTTTAGAAGCTTCTACCGTTTCAATTTATCCGGATCCAAATTTTAAAACTTTAAGTAATAATATTCTAGTTTATTCTAATATTGGTACTGATGTTGATGTTAATAACTTTGTTTTTGCAAATTCAAAAATTGAATTTTTTACACAAAATAGTTATAGTATTGCATCTGAAGTTGCAAGTCAATTTGGATTTGGAACTGGTTTTATAGCAAATCCTTATACTACAACAGATTTACTTTCGGAGGATATTGCTTTATGGTTTGAAGTTCCTGGTTTAACTGACGATTTAATGGCCAATACAGCAAGAACTCCTCCTTACCAAGATTTATTATATAATAATATACCAATTACTATAGCTAAAGATAATGTCTGGACAACTTTTGCTAATGTTGCTAGAGTAACAGCAAATGCAGGAAGTAATGTGATAAATATATCATCATTGACAGGTTCTTATAATTTAATTAATGGTGGTGTTTATAGTAATGTAGCATACCCACTAAAAGATATTATACAAGTTGGTGATAGTGTTTTAGTTCGTTCTGACGCAAATACAAGTAATTCTAAAACTGTAACTCAAGTGGATTATGCCAATAATCTAGTTATTGTTTCTAGTAATTATACAAGTAATGTGAGTGGAGCAAACTCCTATATATCTGTAAATAGAACATATACTTCTAATACTGGTTCTTTTGTAAGAATTCTTGGACCATTAGGATTAAATTATATTCCTTACTTGTCAACAGAATATGCCAATCCAGGCGGAGATATGAATATTATTACAGAAGATGAATTTTCCATTTTAATAGGATAAAATTAATGAGTACCATAAAGATTTCGCAACTTCCATTAATAACAGCGATTAATGCTAATACGGATTATAGTATTTTTTTAGGATTGGATATACCATCCGGAAAAACAGGAAAAATGACAGCCACTACATTAGCGGCAGGTCTTTATTCCAACAATCCTTTGAATGTTGGTATAAACCAAATTCAATATGATAATGTTATTGCTCAATTTTCAGGTAGTAGTAATACATATCTTCAAGTAAATTTACAAAATTTTAATTCAAACGGATCTTCAGATTTTGTTGCTTCAACCTCGGATAGTGATAATTCTTCAAAATTTATTGATATGGGTATTGTTGGTGGAACATATAGAGATTTAAATGCCACATTATTTAATCCATACGATTCTTACGTCTATAGTGTAGGACAAACAACGACAGGTTCAAAAGGAAATTTAATTATTAATGCCGCATCCGCTGGTGCAAATATTCATTTGGCTGTAGGAGGTTCGTTTAGTAATAATATAATTGCAACAGTTTCCAATAAAGGAATATCACTAAACACTTCAATGTCTTTAACCTTTAGTGACGGAACAAATCAAGCAACTGCGGCAACACCAGCCAATTATTCTATTGCATCTTATAACCAAGCAAACTTAGCCAATTCTATTGCTAATACGGCAGTTCAAAATACAGCAACTATTCAATTACAAACACTAAGACTTTCTGGTAATTTGATTGCAAATACACCAGGTCAAAGTATTTCTGTTGATAGATTTACTTCAAATACAGCAACATTTAATCAAAATTTAGTAGTTCTTGGCAGCTTAACAGCAAACACTTTATTAGGTAATATTTTCTTTTCTAATGTTACTACAACAACTACACAGTCTAATTCTATTCTTTGGACAACACAAGCATCGCAGCCAGTACAACAAACTGCACAGTTGTGGTATTATAGTAATACACAATCGTTAATATTGGATACAGATATTCCTGGTGATAGACTTTCAATTTCTAAAGTTCTTTTCTTCCGTGCGTTTAATGCTACTGGTACAACAATTCCTGCTAATTCATTTGTTCGTTTAGTACCGGGTGTTACTGCAAATCAAATTCCTTATATTGCTTTGGCAGATGCTACCAATGCAGCGAACGCAACGGTTTCTGGTTTTGTAAAAAATGCAATTGCAAATTCATCATATGGATTTGCATACTCACAGGGTATTGTTGAAGATTTAAATACAACAAGTCTTGGTGTAAATGGTGA